GAAGGGTTAAATGATTATCGCTTATCAGTTACTAAAAGGAGGTTGTAAGCTACAAATAACCCTAATAACTATGATGTTTAGCCCTGTTTTGCATTGCGAGCTTAACGGCGATAGATAATATAAATAGGAAATGGGGGGCATAAAGCCCCCCTATTTCAGTTATGGCGTATTAGCCGGGATTTGCTTGACCTGATTCTCAAGGTCTTGAATGCGTCGGTGTTGTTGAGTATTGAACTTTAACAACTGTTTAACATCATCCTTGATACTCTTAACCTCTGCTGCTAATTTAGCATCATGGCTTTGAGTAGTAGGCTGATGTAATGTGCCAGTATGTTCAACACCGTTCTCATCAACAACTGTTATAGGTTGAGTGCCTTGAGCAGGTAATCCTTTTTGTAAAGGAATAGGACCTTGCTCAGAAGGAAAGAAGCCAGCTCTTTGCATTTCAGCTAACCTATCTGGTTGTTGGTTATACGCATTAAGTAGCGTCCATAAAGGGAAGTTCTTCTGCTGCATCCCTTTCCACGCAGCCATCTGGATTAATTGGTCTACCATTGAGACCTCCTTTCAGTTAACATTAACAATGCATCACAACTCTCCCCATCAAAATCAAAAATAACGAAATTCCGTTTTACGGAATCCCACTAATAGGTAGTACGTCAGTATATAACACTCCCCATCATTTTGTAAAATATTTCTTGACAACACATGGTCAAATAGTGTAGGTTGAGTCACCCCCCCTTGTTAAATAATAGAGCGCTTATAGATATTATAGTTATTATAATTATAAAGGGTGTATATTGGGGTTAATTATGGCAGAGAAAACAACATGGTTAGATGCGATTCCGGAGGATGCTCGTCAAGAGTTAATGCATGATATATCGGCTAATCAGCCGTACGATTTAGTTCCTCTTGAGATAAACAATAATATATATTGGATACCATTAGAAGTTAATTTATTAATAAGGGCTTTAGAGGATGACAGGGTAAGTGATTTAGAAAGAGAGCAGGAAGGTATATCATAGATGTTTTACGGAGGGAAATACATGGTATTATGGAAAGAGCGAAAAGAAGATGGTCAAGATGCTGTAATGAGGTCTTTCGATACTACTATAGAGTCAAAGTCGTACATCCAAGGGTTTGTAGATGCGATTGTTTCGTTTACAGATGATGCGAGTGAAAAGAAGCTATTGAAGGAATTTAAAATAGACGAGATAAAGTAAAGTGGAGTACCAGAAAATAAAAGGCAAGCGTCACTACGTCTATGATGATATAGACGAATTTCAACAAGACTATCCAAATAAACTACCATTAAAAAATTGGCGCACTGCTCAAGAAGGTGATTGGGTGTGGAGTGATGATGACAGGATTGTGCAATTATTAAAGGTGAGTAATATAAAGCATCCTCAGGATAGGAAGAATTATACTTGGGCGAAGGGATGGGTCAGGACTATTGTAGGTACATTTCTTAATAGAGAGAAGACTAAGATGGATACTGACTTTAGTAAACATCCTAATAGATATACATTTAGTACAAAAATTAAGAATACATCAGCTAGGGTAAAAGAGCGTGAGAATTTAACTAAAAATGAGCGTATATTCTCCGTAAACGTAGCAGGTGGTATGGGTGCAGTTAAATCATATATGGAAGCATATGAAGAAACGAACCCTGAAAAGGCTAGAAAGAAAGCAGTAGTGTTATTAAAGCAGGAAAGAATTATGCAAGAAGTAGAGAGAAGTGTATTAGAAGTATCGAAGACACTAGGTTTAGACCATGAATTTGTTTTAAGGAAGTTAAAATTATTAGCAGACCATAGTGAAGATGATAATATAGTTTTGCAGTCTACTAAAGAAATTGGTAAAATTATAGGTACAACTGGTACTACGGTTAAGCAAAAAGAAGTTGGCGTATTTGGAGTTTTTCAAGGATTTAGTCCTGAACAACTTGAGAATATAGAAAGGCAAAAACTAGGAGATGGAAATACAAGTAGACAAATTGACGTTGGGTCAGACGATTCAAGCTCTTAAAAAGACATCAGAAGGTTTGACTAAACTAGAGGTTGAGTTTCCAGACAAATATATTGTTAGGAAAATTATGACAATGAAACATCTTGTTGACCAACTCGATACGCATGAAGTAATATTTGAAGGTAATGGTGAATCAGATTATCAAAATTAATGTACCGTACGCTACAAGCAATACAACAATAACAACTAAATATATGGTGTTTTACAAAATATGAAAGCAACAAAAAGGGGCATGCAAAGGAAGCATCTTATACAAAGAGTGCAAAATTTAGAATATGTAGTTTCTACATTAATGAATAATAGTCGTAATTTTGAATTACTATTTGATTATTATGTTGAAATGAATGATGATGTTAAAAATTTTGAAAAATTCTTAGATAAAAAAGCTGAAGATGCAAGAAGCCCCAAATCTGAATCTGAATAATGTTAGCGCTGCTGAAGAAGTATTTCAGTTAGCAAGTAAAGATTTAATATCTTTTGGAAAACTGTTCTTACCCGATGACTTCATGCGGAGTGAAACACCCCCCTTCCACTATGAGGTCGCTGATAACATAGACGACCTTTCCGTAAAGCAACTCGCAATAATACTCCCTCGAGGTCACGGGAAGACAGTTATAACTAAAGCATCTATATTAAAAGATTTCCTATTTTGCCCTAAAGACGATATGCATTTCTATGCATGGGTATCAGCTACTCAGAAGTTATCAGTAGGAAATATGGATTATATTAAATATCACCTTGAATATAATGATAAAATAAAGTATTATTTTGGAATGATGAAAGGTCCTAAGTGGACGGAGGAAGATATTGAATTAAAGAATGGATGCAAACTAATAAGTAAATCAAATGTAGCAGGTATTCGTGGTGGTGCTAAGTTACATAAAAGATATGACTTAATAATATTGGATGATTTTGAACATGAAGCAAATACAATCACTAGAGAAGCAAGAGACAAAAACGCCAATCTCGTTACTGCTGTTGTCTATCCCGCTTTGGAGCCTCATACTGGTAGGCTCCGTGTTAATGGCACTCCCGTACATCATGATTCTTTTATTAATAATTTACTTATTAATTATAACAGGGCTAAAAAGGCTAATGCTGATTTTGCATGGAAAATAATTACATATAAAGCTATTACAAAGAATGGAGAATCGTTATGGACAAGTTTCTTTCCGAAAGAGAAATTAAAAGAAAAGAAAAAGTTTTATTCAGATTCAGGGAAACCTCAGAAATTCTATCAAGAATATATGATGGAGGTGCAAAGCCTTGAAGACTCGTTATGGACAAGAGAGCATATTAAGTATTGGGAAGGATACTATGACTACGATGCTGAAGAAAATCAAAACTACTTGGTCATTGATGGAGAAAGATTTCCTGTTAATACCTTTGTTGGTTGTGACCCTGCCACTGATATTGATACTAAGGAGTCTGATTTTTCTGTTATCATGGCTATTGCGATTGACTCTGAAAATAATTTATATGCTTTAGAATATGAAAGGCATAGAAGTATTCCAACTGTAGGTCAGAAATCTATAGATGGAGAAATAATGGGAAGGAAAGGCGTAGTTGATTATATAATGGATATGCATCAGAAATATCATTGTATATCAAGTACAGTAGAAGACGTAGCTATGAATAGAAGTGTTTTTCAAGCACTAAATTCAGAAAGAAGGCGTCTAAATAAGTTCGATATAGCTGTTATTCCTGAAAAACCAGGAGGAAGGCAGAAGATAAATCGAGTTTATAGTGGTCTTTCAGGTCGTTTTAGTACAGGAACGGTACATATAAGAGAAAATATGTTTGATTTAATCAACGAAATTGTTACTTTTGGACCTAGAATGGCACATGATGATACCATAGAGACTCTTTATTATGCTCAAATGCATGCATTTCCACCTGATTTAAGGAAGAATGAAAGAGATTTGTCGTGGTACAAACCTAAAAAGAAAGCGAAAAATTGGGTAGTAGCATGAAAACAATAGGAGAATGGTAATGAGTGTATTATCAAAAAGTAGAGAAAAGCGTAAAAAAGCTGGTAGATGGGTTTTGGGCGAAAAGCTTACTAAGGCTGGTCGTGCAAGAGCTAAATCTAGAAAACAAAAAAGACAAGCAGCTAAGATAAATAAGCCTCTTAAAAGAACTCAGTCTGGAAAAGCAGCTAAAGGAACTGGTATAGTTAGTACTAAGAAATCTAGAGCCAAAGCAATAGGAGCTAAGGAAGGTACTGTTGTCAGAAGAAAAGCTATTAAAGTTGTTAAGTCAAAAGCTAAACAAGATTACGTTAAGTATGAAAAGAAATCAAAAGCAGCTAACAGCTTTCGTTCTACATTTAAATCAAAATGCGCTGGCGGGGCTAAGTCTTTTACATGGGATTGTAGAAGTTATAGTTGTGC